GTGACCCAAGCCAAACCCCTCGCCTTGCTAACCCTCGCCCTGGCCCTGACCGGCTGCGCCAGCGGCACCGCGCCCCACGCCAACAGCAACCTGGGCTGGAACCACCCCGGCATGCAACTGGGCGGCGACAACGGCCTGCCCCTGCGCACCGAAAGCCCCTGCCGCAAGCGCGGCTGCGACAACGACAAGCTGTTCTTCAACCCGGGTAAAAGCGAGCCGAGCGTTACCACGATCCACCGCGGCTGGTAGGAAAATTCTCCTTTTGGGCCGGTGACTTAGGTCTTTTGCGAACATTCGCAACGAAGTGGTTTACAGGCGCCAAACGATCGTTATAATGACGCCCCATTGCCGGTATAGCTCAGATGGTAGAGCAACTGACTTGTAATCAGTAGGCCCCGGGTTCGATTCCTGGTGCCGGCACCATATAAATCAACGACTTAGGCTCACCTCACGGTGGGCCTTTTTCGTTTTCGGGCCATTCACTTCTGAATTTTCCCCGTTCGTTCCCCGTTTCGTCCCCCACCCCCTTCAGGAGCTACCCTCCCGAATGAGACTGCTCAGTGCTCAGTGCTCAGTGCTCAGTGCTCAGTGCTCAGTGCTCAGTGCTCAGTGCTCAGTGCTCAGTGCTCAGTGCAAGATGGTAGGCGCAGCGCAGCAGAAAAGTGGCGATGCGAGGGGGGTTGTGTATAGCCATTGTTTAAGCGATGCCCAGAGGGTGGTGTATAGCCGGGCACCACCACCCCGGAACGGTGGGGTGGCGCTTCACCATCCAACGATCGTGGCTGGTCGCCGGCGGGTGTTGCGATCTGACAGCAACCCCTTGCTCAAGCAGATACCGGAAAATTTGCCGGGATCTACAGCCCCATCTGCCTGATGATCCTGCGCGGCTCCACTCCATCGCGAAGCGCCCGGTTGGCGTCCATGGTCATCTGGTCAAGCGCCTTGCTCTCGAATGCCTCGGCCATGGCGGCGGCCTTCCTGACGATCAGTAGCGCCAGCTCAGGCGGGAAGGTGATCGGTTCTGGGTCGGGTAGGTAGTCGCAGTCGATAACGGACATGGGGCGGCCCTCGATGTGGTGGCGCCTGATTATCTGATAACTGCCCAGCATCCGGGTAGTTTGCACCAGGTCGCCCCGCCACCTGTTCCTGCCTGCTGCCAGGCCTGCTTGGTTCTCGCGGACGGCGGCGGTCGTACTTGCCTGGCTCTGTACCGCGTCGAGAGCCGCTCCACCGTGTCGGTTTCCACACAGTGGAGCGCGTCGAGTCGATCGATATTGGTAGTTTCGTTGTGGTGGTGACCATGGCCCGCGGCGCAGGGGCGAGTCACCTCGGCCCCCCTTCACTGGCCCGGTATGTCAGGTTTTGTCAGGTTCCAGACCGCCCGATTTTCCCTTGACGAGTACGCCCGGGAATTCTTGACGGCCTCCGCTCCCACAGGTCAGTCGCGTCTAGCGCCAGCTCTTGTACAGCAAGGCTTACAGCCAATCTTGCTCAAGCGCCAGCGGCCCAATCCGTCAAGACTGGTCAAGAATTTCCGTCTAGAGCGGGTCTAGAATGCGGGCCATTCTGGACGGCGCGAACGGACGTAGCTCAATCGAGAGCCCTAGGCTCCAAGCGTGCCGCTGGCTTCCCGGCATTCTGCCTGCTGGTGCTGGCGCTGATCCGTCCAGAGCCTGTCCAGAATTCGGGCCTCGGCATTAGACGGTAGTGCCCGTGCCAACCCATCACGCATAGGCCCAGGCCAAGCCCGTCGAGCGCATCAGGGCGGCGGTGCTGGTCGACCACCGTCTAGTGCTGGTCTAGTTTCTTCTGACGATTCTGGACGACCATGTGGCCGGAGCAGGCCACGACAAGATCGGCGGCCCAGGTGCCACGACCCATAGCGCCAGCACCACCACGCAAAGCCTGCGCCGATCCGTCCAAAGCGGTCCAAAATCCGTCAGGGGTCTGTCAGGGGTACGACCCTCGACTTTGACGGCCTCCAGCACCGGGAAGACCTCAGACGCCCGGCCACAGGGCTACTGCTATCCGTCTGGCCCACGCTCCGTCAAAGCGTGATCAAACAAGCGCCCAGCACCGCCGACAATGTGAGACGGCGCCGGCCACCAGCTTTACCGGCACGGCCTTTACCGGCAGGCCCTGGCGCATTGCCTTAAACGCCCATGCCATGCTGGTTCCGTCTCATACCTGTCTCACATTCGGGCCCGGTAAAGCTTGGTGATGTTTTACGCTTGCGCGGCGATCTTCCGCTTGGAATTCGTCTGGAAACGGTTGCCTGAAATTGGGGACTGATAAATATCCTCATCGAGGAATCTTAGTAACGCCTTAAGACTCTTCTTGTCCCCTGGGAAGACGAGCTTCATTTGCCCGGCTTCATCATAAACACCTATATCAATGTCAAACCCAGCAGCTGCAATACGCAGATCCTGTGGCGTGCAAGCATCGAGAATACCTTCCTGATTAATGAAGGTGACCTTCTTGCGTATCCAGTTATCGATATTGGCATCAAGCCAACTGGAATCAAAGCCATGAAACTTATCAGGATTGAAGAAGTTTTCTACCTCTTCCTTAGTGCTTTCATGATAATAGGCATCCATATCGAAAAGCCGCCGAGCATTGTGAAGGCTAACGAATCGAAGTTCGGTAGGCGAGTTCTCAGCAACCCCTTGAGTGAGTATTGCGGTGGGCTTGTTGTCTAAGGCGATACCTATCCCATCTAGTCGGCGGAATGTATTCTTGTCATAAAAAATTGAGAACCTTCCTGTGGCTATTGCTTGACGCTTATCGAAAGCTTGGACGACTACTGTTGTAAATCCATTTTCAGTGAAGCCTCCAAACAGACCTTTGATTACACCCAGCCCTTGCTCTGAGGGCTGCCAAGTGTCTGCGTTTTCTGGCTCCCGTACAGCGGCGATCAGTCCGTCCAGATCATCGAAGCCATCTATCAGAAGTACCTCATCGTCATCAGGTCGGTAGCGCGCATCAAAGGCAACGTCGGTTTTGTTGCTAATGAATGCTTGAGCCTGTCGGCGAAGCTCCGCCTCGATATCGGTTTGAAGCTCGCCACTCGTAACAACTCTAAGGATACGCGGCGTTGTTCCTAGCAAAACAAAAAGATCCATCCTTTGGCTCCTAAGATGACTCAAGCACTGTGTGCGACGTTATGTAACTTACTTTCCCAATATCTGCTGGCTTACTAATGACTTTCTTCGTAACAAGCAGAAGGTTCCCACCATTATTTAGCTGGACCTCATAGAACTTATACCCGCAGATTGCCAGCACCGGATTCGCGTAGAAGGACTTAGACACCCAAATGAACACAAAAAACATCAGCGCAAAAAAAGCGAAAGTAAAGGGCTCAAGAAAGTACTTCCCCCCACCTAGCACCGGCAACATGTACGCCACAAAGTATCCCGAAATTTCTTTGTCGGCGGGTTTTATAGAAACGGCGGTGACGGTAGTTTTGTTGAGTTTTGCGGCTGAAGATATAATTATCTGATGACAAACCGCACAGAGCGACAACGAACAAAATAGTACAAACAATGACCACAGCTTCTGGTCATGGCTTTGATAAAGCAAGAACGAGAGCGTTAAACCGATTGGCGCAATCGTTGTCACTACGAGCGCGAATTTCATGAGGATGCTAAGCATGATCAGCCCTTCCACCGCCGTGCGCGAGCGCGCCAGCGACTCTGTTGGATAGAGCTAGCATAGTAAAGCCTTTTACTGGATATACATACAGCATAGAGCTATCCCTCGCCCCTTTCGCCCCAATACTGTTACCTGCTAAGGCAGGATGTCAAATTGCCATGCTGTGCTCAGGCCCGCGCATAGCGCAGTTGCTGACTATGGGGCGAACATGACCTCAGCGCATCCACCCACCCAGCGGCACGCTTTTACGCATTGGAACCTGAGAAAACCTGAGATCGGATCAGCTGGCGCTGGGCGGCGGGCATTGTGGTTTTCATGTGGTCTTTCGATTCAGGGCGCACCGGACCGGTTGCCACTGACTAGGCTGCAATACCGTGGAAACCAGAGTGGAAACCAGCGCCTGGAAACCTCAACATTTCTCAACAGGCAGGCCGCCCAGGTTCGCACGGAAGGTTCGCGCATAGGGGGCTGCGAACCTGTAGCGCGAACCACCGGTGCGAACTGACCCAGTATCAACGCCAGAATGCGTACCAGCAGTGCGTACCTGGCTGCGCACCACAGCAGGATCACGCACCGCGCTTGCGTGAAGATCGTGCGTGACGGACTGCGCGAAACGGGCCAGGTATCCAGCAGGATCAATCCAACTCGTGGATACCAGGGTGGATACCGGCTGATCTGTTCCGCGCCGGCGACCTGGCCAGACGTTGACGATGTTGACATCAGAACGGCCCGGCGCCGCCATCCGAGCGCCTGCCCTGTTAGCAAATGTTAGTCCCTGGCCGGGGCTGGCCAGTCCTCGATGCGACCGGCTAACGATCAATCCTTCACTTGATACCGCATTCAGCTAGCGCCTTGTTGAGCGACTGGTCGAGGGCGTATTCACCGGTGGTGCTGGCAGCCTGGTTCAGGCCCAGTGTCCGATAGATCAGCACTTTCCCGGTCTTCATCTGCGACAGGATCTGCTGGGCCTTCTCCCCGGTGGCGGCAGTGAAGGGTGACATAGCTTGAGCCGAAGCCTGCAAGGCAGTCTTGTAGGTCTTCTCCAGCATTTCTTGCTGCTTCGCGTCCCCACCATAGGCCTGCATGGCTTTCAACTGCCCCTCGGGAACATAGTCGACTGGCGTTTCACCTGTTGCGATGGTCCAAGCTGGATTTTGGTCGATCCTGATTTGCACATCCCCTACTGGAATCTTGAAGCGTCCACCGCTCCGAATTCCTACTCGCAACTCTCCATTCGCCGATTCGATGTATGGGTAGTAGTGGTTGGAAACGGTATACACGCCTCCGCCGGTGTAGAAGCTGCCCACGGTAACGCCACAGGTAGATTTGTCGGTGAACTGGTCGGTGTCACGGACTGTAATCCACTCGACTGATGGCCGTTGACCAGTTGCGCAACCGCTCAACGCAAGCGCGAGCAGCAAAATGGCAGGTGCTTTCAATTTCACGTTCCTTGTTCAGAGCAGGGTGTGCGGCCAATTGCCAGCGGGCAATATAACAGGCAACTGCCTGGCGCGCGCCAGGTCGGCGAGACAGACGATATGGTCCCAGTGAGACGGTTTGGTCTGTCTCGCGCCACGATTTCGTGAGGTCGCATTTCGTGGCGCGGGCTTTTGCTGGCGCTCACAGCCGGACCGTATGCCTAGCCACCAGACCGTCCCATTGGCAGAATGCCACGACCCTACCCGCCAGCGAGAAATGGACTTTATGAGAAAGGCACTTGCCCTCCTGCCCCTGTGCTTGATCCTGACGGCCTGCGACAAGGTATCGTCGGCCCTCGGCATTGGTTCGCCATCCCAGGCGCCAGCAGCAACTGTCGGCTACGACTTCGAGATCAACAACACATCACCTGACCAAGCCCTGAAGACGTGGTGGCGCTACCTGGACACAGAATCTGCCATTGGATTGGCGCGCTGCGAGGCTTATACCAGAGAGCACGCTGGCGACTTTGACGTGGCAAAGGTGGCCACGGGTGAAGTGGAACAGTCGGTGAAGAGCCGTAACTCGGTCTGTTCTACATCGGTCTATGACCGAGAGATCTTGGAGGTCAAACAGGAAACCGAAACTAGGGCAGTCGCGCTAGTCAAGATCATCAATGCCACCCCATCCAGCGCCAGCCGAACGATCGAGGATGAGAAGCGGCGCAATCGTGGCGAGCGTTTCAGATACCTGATTGAGAATACTGGGGGTGGATGGAAGGTATCTCAGGTGTATCAGTACGATGACACCAGCCGCTACACCGGTGGGTCTGATTGGCCGAAGCAGTACACGCCGCATGTTGAGACTTACCAGACCTATGTCTTCGGAAACCAGTGACTCAGCACTAGCGACTGAGCGCACACGTCCCCGAGCTTAGAGAAGCCGCCCCTCCAGGCGGCTTTTTCATTCCTGATCAGCTCGGCGGTGACCAGGCCTTGCTGCCGGGGGCCATGACCGTTTTCATCATCCGCTCAAGGGATGGTGCGGCACCTATACGCCCCATCTGTATGTAGTGAGCGGGGTTCTGCTCAAAGCCCGGCAACAGGGCGGCTGTCGCCAGTGTGACCGCCTCCATCATCTCCTCCAGCAGAGCCCGCACGGCCTGGGCGTCTGGCTGAGCCGGCATCATCAGCATGAACTGATTGGTGATCGTGTCGCTGACCGCAGTAACCAGCCGTGCGCGTTCGTCATTGTTCATCATCGTCTCCCTTGGATAGCTCGCCACGTTGCGCCGCCACTCGTGAGGGTCTTCCGCTCATTTGCGGCGATCTCCGAGCGGATCAGATTGACGATCTGGGGGCCCAGTCGGCGCCCCAGTTCTGCGTCACCCGACACCTCTGCGGTTCCATCTCTACTGATCTTGATATTCACCACTGGCGCAATACCACCGCCCCCTGCGCCCCCGCCGCCAGCTCCGGCTATTTGCTGAGGCACTGCCATCGGCGTGATCGAATTGGTCCCGAGCGGGGTAATGCTCCCGCCCTCGTTGCCCATCATCAAATAGGTGCGCCCGTCCTGATTGAGCAGCTCAGGCCCCAGCTCGTTGACCTCGTACAGAGAGTTTGGCGCCACTGGACCACCAGAAGCGCGACCACCAGAAACAAACCCTCCCTCACTGAACCCGCTACGGCTGACGGTGGTGCCGCCCCCGCCGAACACCGACCCAGCGAACGAGCCGATCACACTTCCAGCCAGCCCGGCCAGGGCCTGGCGCGCAGCAATGCGGGCGATATCTGCCAGCACTGCCTTGGTGAAGTCAGCGAAGGACGCCTTGCCCGTCATGGTGAACTGAACAAGAGCATCTTCCATCCCTTGGAACGTCCCCGTGACGACGGTCTGCGCCTGGCCGGCGAAGTCCCTTGCGCTGTCCAAGTAGTTCTGGAAGCCAGAGCTGACCCCGCTGCGCCATTCGCCTTGGGCGGCAGTCATCTTGTCGTAATTCGACACCACGGTGTCACGGTACTTGTTCTCTGCCGCCTCAAGGTCGGTCAAATCCCTCCGGTAGTCTTCAGCACTGTACTTGTCTGGCGCTGTACGACGCCGATCAAGGAGGGTGTCACGCTTGCGGTTGAACTCATCCGTCACGCCATCCAGATCGCGCTGTAGCCCTGCCTGCCGATCACCTAGACCCAAGCTCGCAGCCGCTCGATCACCTGCCGTTACCAGCGCCTGGCGCTCTCGTTCGAGTTGATCGACGAATGCCTTGGACGCAGCAATCTGCTGCTCTTGGCGACCTCGTTCGCTTGTGGCCAATACCGCCAGCTCTGAATCGGCCTCACGCTGGGCGCGAACCATTTCGGAGCGCGCTTTGGCGATCCGCTGGTCAAGCTGAATGCGCTGCTCACCGGTCGTAGAGGCGCGCCCTTTGGCCTGCTCAAGCGCCTGGATTTCCTCCATGTAGGCGCCTGTCACGTCATCTCGCTGGCGCTTGGCCAAGGCCACCCGCTGGGCGTACACCGCCTCCTGCGAAATCACGCCAGCCTTCTGGATCGCGTTCAGTTCCTTCGCGTACCCGCGATAGTCGGAAAGGATTGTGGCCAAGGCGTTTCGGGAGTCGCTCACCTCCGTCATGTTCACCGGTGTGCTTCTTCCCGGGGTCGGCTTGTATTTGTCGCGTTCCTGCTGCTTCAGCGTTTCGACCTGGGCGTCAGTAACCGTCAGTCCGTCAGCACGCGCCTTGGCCACAGCCCGGTCGACCTCCTCCAGCGCCTTCTTGAGCTTTTCCGCCTTTGGGGCGGTTTTATCGAGCTCGTCCTGAATCCACTTGTAGGCTATCTGTCCTTCCGTGCTCACCACACCAGCAGCAGGCTTCGAGAGGCCTTCTATTTCGGCCAGCGAAGCTCGCCACTCCTTCAGCTTTTGAGGGTCATAGTTCCCCTCGGTACGAAGGTCCTTACGGATGTTCTCCATGGACTGGATTCGCAAGCGCAGCCGATCCGCGGTGTCATCCAGGGTCGGCTCACGCCAAACGCCTTTGATTCCATCCCACATCCGGCTGGCCGCCGTGCCGATTTCATCGAACAGCTTCGGCAGGCCGCTCATTTCCTCCCTGATGAGTTGTGCGCGCCGGGTCATGGTTTCCCCGAACTGCTCGGTGATCAGCTTCACCGCCTCGGTTTTCTCGCCCTGATCGACGAGTGCGCGGGCCTGCGCCAGGGTGGCAGCAGTCAGCCAGTGGTACCGCCTGTTCAGCTCCTCGGCGGCCTTCACCGGGTCATCCGCGATCTTGCGGAAATCTGCCAGCGTCTCGTCCACCGCACGCCCCGTCGCCTTCTCCATCTCTAGCGCCGTAGTGGCAACAATCTTGAAGCTCTCGCCGGCGAGGTCGCCTGCGCCAGCGATCTGCGCCAGCACGGACGCGGCAGCGCCAGTGGTGCCCACTGTGTTGCTGATCTGCCTGGCCAACTCCGTCAGCTTCGCCCCTGATGTGCCGGCGTAGTTGCCTGTGAGGATAATGGCCTGATTGAACGCATCCTGCTCCCTGCCGGCCTGGTAGTAGGCCACACCGAGAACACCTACAGCCGCAGCCGCCGCATTGAACGGTGTCACCAGGCCGGCGACATAGCCGCCCATCGCACGGGCAGCGGCGCCTGCCCCACCGAACGAGTCTTTGACCTGGGAGCCCTGTTGAAGCAGCACGCTCAGCGGAGATTGGCCGGCTTGTAGGCTGATCACCACGTCCGAGAACTGCGCCGGCAGCATCCGCATTGCCGCGGCGGTCTGCTTCGCGCTCATTCCGGTTCTGCCCAGGGCGGTATCCACGCCGCCCAAGGCAGTGCGTGCCTGGTCCAGCTTCGTCTTGTATTCGGCAAAGGTATCCGCATCGAGCGCGCCGGAGGACCGGTACCCCTGTAGCTTGCGCTCCATATCATCCAGACGCCCCAGGGCAGCCACTGTCGGGTCAATCTTGCCCAACAGTTCACCCAGCGCCTTGCTCTCGTCGCGCTGTGCTGTCGCTGTCGCCTTGGACGCAGCCGCCAGACGATCCTCGTTGGCCAGAATCGCCTGCGCTCTGCTGGCGATGGCGGCCTGCCGACTGGCCCTGTCCGACAGCACCGTGTTTGCCTGGCGGGTGATATCGACAGTCTGCTGAGTGGCTCGGTTTAGCGTCTGGACGTACTCGCTGGCCTCCAGCGAGGCCTTTGCCATACCAAGCAGGCGGGCCTGCTGTTCCTCCGCGCTATCTGCAGATCGGCGCGCAGCTTGCGCGGCTGCGTCATTTGCAGTCGACAGCATGGTCTGGGCTTGGCCAGCCTTCTCAGCGCCGGCGCGCATGGCCGCCATGTTGGCCGCCGCGCCGCTGAACGCCGTGGACGCTGTGGTAACCGCATGCCCCACAGTGATCATCTGCTGCGCCAGTTGGGCTTGCTTCTGGTTGAGCTGCTGAAGCTCAACCACGATCTGGCGGGTGTCACCCTGCAGACTGCCCAGCGCGGACTCCCAGGCGCGGCCAGTGCGCCCAGCCGACTCCTCGCTGCGCTTACCGGCATCTACCAGCTTGTCTAGATCGGTGGCTGCCTGGGTGGCGTCAGCGCTGTCTATCCGTATTCCAAGTTCGGCAATGGTCGTCATAAACCCTCCTACACCTTGTCTTCCGCAACGATTGAGGCAGAGATGATCGCCCCGCCCCAGCGCCGTTCGCCGATGCAGATCGGGACAGGGTTGCCGCTGGCGGTGGTGTTTCGAGCGCTGCCGAAGGCGTAACTTGGCAGGTTCTCTGGCGCTCCGCTTTGGGACAGACCTTTAGCCTGGGGGCTAAGCATCTGGATGACTCCCCCGATAGCCATAGCAACGCCGGTCTGAACCATCCAAGGCTGCTGAGCAACTACACCAACCACGATCAAAACCGCTGCCAGCACAGTCTGCAGAACACCGCCGCGTTTACTGCCGGCGATGACAGGCACGATGCGTACCTCTCTAGCCCCTCCGCGGTCGAACTCATCCGCCCCAACGTTCTTCCGGTTCCTGAAAATCGCAAACCTCATGCCTAGGGCCTCAAGTCGCTTGATCTCCCGTTCAAAGCCTTCCAGCGTTGCCTTCAAGGCACGGAACACCTCCCAGGTGTTTTGGCTGTCCAGCAGGTAATCCTTCTTGCGGAAGAACTTCCGAATCAGCGGGCCCGACAAGTACACAGTGGTCATCTCTGGGGTACTACGAACAATAGCGGCCATCGTTATTTCTCCTCTGCGCCAGCGGCGCTTGATTTGGGAACATCGGCGCCGATCAGCTCGGCAAGGATCATGCGAGCAGCCATCGCATCCTCTCGGATGGCCTTTTCTCGTCGTGGATCAGGGTTCCAGGCTGCGCAGTGAAAGGTCACCTCGGCACGGGCGCACTTGCGCTCTGGTGTTGCTTGCCAAAGCTCCGTCGCTATCCTTGCCTCGTCCTCGGTGAAGTAAGGGCCGTCGAAGTCTTTACGCCCTCCCTTCACAATGTCGCTCACGTTCCAGACCTTGTAGCCAGCCACCATTGTTGGGTGCTCTTCAAAGTCCGTGATCTTGCTTGCCTCAGCAAAACGCTCTCGGTGGGTGGGTCGTGGAATTGGTTCTGTCATGCGTACCTCTGGCGCCGCTGGCGCTTATTGTGGGCAGGTGCCCGATGGTGATTAATCGGGCTGGTCACCCGATCAGGTTGCAAAGAATTGCCTCTGACTCCGCCATGTCGTCGCGTTGGCTGGCGACCAGGTAGCGGAACACCACCAGGGCCTCGGCCTTGTCGCGGGGCCGGATCTGCGCCAGCAGGCCGAACACAAACCAGTCCCGTGCCGTCGCCTCGGGCGGCCCGTCGCTGGCATCTCGGTCTACGGCGTTGCGCAGCCGGTAGAGCTGGTCCCAGTAGTCCAACTCGTAGAGGCAATCCGCCAACGTGTGAGGCAGCAGCTCAGGGTGGGCGTTGAACCGGTCGGCTACCTGGCCCTTGTCGAAGTCACCGAATTGGCCGGTAGCCAGCAGCCCGCGCAGCGCATCGATACAGAACGATTCCGCCTCGGTGTCGGCCAGCAGGGCATCACCGAAGCGAGCGGTACCCTCCAGCCTCAGTCGGTGTTGCTCTATGGCCCGAGTGGCCAGCGCATCCAGGTCAGCGAAGCCGAACGACGACATGGCGGCGAATGGGTGGCCGGGGTTGGTGGCCACCAGGTAATCCCGGTACCGCTTCTCCAGCACATCGAGCGGCGTCCTGATCTTCTTGGCGCCCTCCATGGCCCGCTCAATCAGGGCGATCTGGCCGGTGCTGATGATCGAGCGCAGCCAGAGCACCGCATCCACCTCCTTGTCCCCGGTGACCACCTCCTGCGGCGGTAGCTCGGGCACGCTCGGCAGGGTCTCGGTGCTGGCGTTGATCGGCGGCAGGGTGAACATGGCGCGGTGCTGCTCGTTGTCGCGGAACGCACCGGAGCGTGAAACCAGGGTCTTCACCGTTCCCAGCGGCAGGCCGGTGATCTCGGCCACCTCACGCAGCGAGTGGCGACGGCGCAGGTCCAGCACCAGACGCCGCTGATCGTCTGAAACCCGGTGTCTCATTTTTTCGGCTGAATCAGCCTGTTTCAGCATGACCATGGCTTACACCACCCTCAGCTTGGGTGACAGCTTCGGCCCGAATGGCGCCCCAGGTGCGAAGGGGTCAGGCAGCACCCCATCGGGACAATCCCTGATGAAGTCCGCCATGGCCGCATGGCAGGCGTTGAACAGCGGCGCGTCATTCCACTCCTGTGCCCGGCGTTCTGCGCTGTCCTCCAGCGCATGGGTGAACACCAGGCCTTCCAGGTTGGTGACGCCCTCCCGCCTGGCCTGCTCGCGCTCCACCGTGTTCACGCTCAGCAGGTCACACAGGCGTTCGAAACCCAGGGCGCTGGCTAGCCCGTCATGGTCGAACAGCAGTGACTGGCCAAATCCCGCCAGCGCCACCACGGCCTTGTCGCGTTCATCTGATCGGTGCGTCTGCGCCCGCTGTTCCAGATCGGCAATGGCCTGGCGGGTGAACGGCAGGAACGCTTTCAGCTTGCCCGCCTGGCGGCGCATGGCACGTCGCTCGGCGTGGATCGAATCGAGGTTGCTGCTGATGTTGCGGCAGATGCGCCGGGTGGTGATGAGTTGCGTGCTGGCGCTGATACCCGGTTTTGAGGCGATATCGCACAGGCGCATGGTCGGTGTGAGCGTCATGGGTGGGCCTCCATGGGCGTGTTGTCGTAGGTGGCGCGCAGCTCGGTACCGATCAGGCAATGGCGGCCGGCAGGCGCATAGCAGCCCCGGCAGGTCATGACGTGGCTGATGTACTGGTCGCGGGCCTGGCGCCATTCAGGCGTGGCGTTGGCGGCGTTGGCGTAGGGGCTGGACGGCAATGGCGCAGGCTCGACCAGCACCAGGCGCGGACGATCCGGGGCGCGTTTCGCTATGGGCGGTTTGCCAGCTCCAGCAACGTTCGGCGGCATGTGATTGAGCAGATCGGCAAGGAGGCTCATGGCGTCACCATGCCCTGATAGCTGCTAATCAAATGTTCCTGTGAATTCAAAAAGTGTGGGAACAGTGGGAACGGTGGGAACGCCCCAGTAAATTCGCGGCCTTTAGGGGTGTTTTTCTGTTCCCAGTTTGTTCCCACGCGGATTTTTGTGGGAACTGTGATAACCAAACAGAGCGGATGAGCACCGCGCTTATATTGGAAAGCGATTGTGTGTTCCCACTTGTTCCCACTCGTTTTATTGGGTGGGAACAGCTGTAAGCCCCGGTCCTGCTGGCTGTTCCCACTGTTCCCACTGTTCCCACCGAATCTAGGTTCCTGTGGATATGGGCAATCCCGGCTAGTGGCGTTGGTGGTCATACGGCACCACCTTCACTGTCCAGGGCCTCGGGGTCGATCACATACAGCCAAGGTGAACCGCCACCAGGCACGCGGTACTTTTTGGCGTGTCGTTTCCGATCAGCCCCGCGCTCGGCAATCGCGCTGGCGCCATCCAGCGCTTTGACGATGCGGCTCAACCCGTACCCATGCGCGGCCTCGATCAGTGCCGACTTGTTGAACAGGTACAGCTGCTTGCCCCCGGACACCTTCCAGTACCCCGCCCGGTTGAACACCTTGGCGTCGGGCGTCTGGTCATTCACGTCCGAAAACCGGCTGCTGCCGTGCTTGTCGATGAAGTCGAGGATGCCCGCCAATATCTGGCGGTCTTCGGCATTGCCGCTGCCCACCCGGCTCAGCCACTCGCCGTACAGCAACTGGCAGTCGGCCAGAGCGGTGCCCGGCGTCCAGGGCAGCAGGCCGTAGGCGATGGCCATTTCGCCCGCCAGCGCGATCACCGCGAAGCGATCGGCCACCCGCCCGGCCTGGGCGTTGTCCTCGACGAACTGGGCGCGGATACCGGCGAAGTCCTCCAGCAGGCCGGGGCGGTCATCGCTGGCCAGCAGCTTCTCCACGAAGGCTGGCCCGATATGGCCATGGTTCGCTCCTACGGCCACCGTGAGCTGGCGATGGAAGTCGGCGCCCTCCAGGCCGTGCAATTCATCGAAGGCTCGGTGCGTGCGGGTACCGGCGTTCACATCCACCATGCGCAGCTCAGCGCCAGCATGGGCGGCGTTACCGCTGATGGCTGCGTGCTCGGATAGGGAACGCTCGCCGCTGGAAAGCGCCAGCAGGCGCCAGCTCAGTTTGCCGCGGGCTTCCCGGTCGCGGGTCATGGTGCCCTTGCCCTGGCCGTTGGCGAGGGAGTAAGCCATTTCCTGGACGCGCTTGGGGTCGGCCCGCTTGATCTCGTCCAGGGGCAGCATGGTGTCGTTACGGCTGGACGCCTCGATCTCCAGGCCGCCCTTGGTCATGTCCCACGACGCGGCGAATATGCCGGGGTCACCCCATACCGACGAACCGATCAGTTGCGCCAGCGACTTGCCACTGGAGCTGTCGCCCACCAGGTGAACACCGCCACCCAGCACGCCCACCAGGCTCAGCAGTGGGCCAGCGAGGGCGCAGCCGATGGCCAGGGTGAGCACCGGGTTGCCCTCGCACTTGGCCGCCACTTCGACCTTCCAGCCGTCCAGGCTCCCCCGCACGCTGAACAGGTTCTGCCCCTTGGCGCTGGCCTGGTAGCGCACCTTGTCGCTGCCAATGGTGCGCCCAGGCAGTACAAAGGCGCCCGACTCATGCCAGCCGGGGCGGCAGGTGGTGGCGAACACCTCTGCAGGGCGCTGGTCCAGCAGGTACTCCATGAACTGGCCGCGCTTCTTCAGGGCGATGATGACGCCCATGCCGAACAGCGTCCGCCTGGCGTCCTCGCCGCTCCCACCGAACACCTCCATGGGAATGATCCACTCCTTGGGGCCGCTGTCGGTGAACAGGCGCAGAAACCGACCCTCACTGCCGTCATCGCTATTGGTGGTGCGTGCGGCGACGGTCACCGGCGTGGCGATCCACTCGTCAGTGATCGGGCGGTCGGCCTTGTCGTCGTCGCTGTCGTCGTCGCCGGCGTTGCGCTTGAAGGTGTGCCAATAGACGCCGGGCTTGAGCCTGCGGCCCTTCTCGTTGGTCACCCAGTGCTCATACACACCCCAGCACGGGCGATCAGGCTCGACCTTGGGCGCCTCGGGGCGCAGGTTGATGGCGTTGTTATCAGGCGGGCGCATGGCGGCACCTCCAGGCGGCGAGGTCGTTGAAGTCGGAAAGGGTCAGCGGCACGCCGGCGGGCCACTCGGGGAAGGTCACCAGGCCGCCGCATGCGACAGCAGCTTCATGGGCGGCGGTGCGCCCGGGGTTGCCCTTGCCTTCGGCCTCGGTCTGGCGGTCGTCGTCGCCGGCGATGATGATTTCCGTGTCGGGATAGTCAGCCCGTAGCGCCAGCGCCACCGCCTTCAGGTTCCCGGCATTCATCGCGCAGGCGATCGTGTAGCCGCTTGCGTGGAGCGTGGCGCCCGTCGCCCAGCCTTCGCAGATGCAAAGTGGCCTGCCCGGCGTGATGCGTCCCAGTGGCGAATAGGCGCCTTTGATCCGGCCGCCATACAGGAAGCGCTTGTCGCCGTCCGAGGCAATTCGTTGCAGGTTCACCAGCACACCGCCGGCGTACAGCGGGATCAGCAGGTCGTCACCGCGCTGGCGCAGGCCGTGGGCACGAATGCCCTTGGCGACCAGGTAGGGGTGGCCCGGATCAGCGCGGCGAGCATCACGCCACCAGCGTTGTGCCAGGCCAGCCGCTTTGAGCTGTCGGCGCTGGCGTTCGGCCTCCCGCTGGCGCCGGGCTTGCTCGATGCGCTGGCGCACCTGCTCAGCTTCGCGGGCGTCCACCGGTTCACGGCTACACCAGGTGTTGGTGCCGCCCGTCTTCCAGCTCCCGAACGCGCCCGAGGCAATGCCATCAGCAAACAGGCAGTACCAGCCATTGAGCGTGCCGGGCTTGTCGCCGGGAACGTGGAAGCGGTGAATGTCGCCATCGTCCAGGGGGAGCCATTCGAGCAGCCCGTAGGCCGACTGGAGCGCGTCACGGAAAAGGATCGTCACGTCGGTCATGCGGCCCCCTCATCGAAGAACGCGATGACCTGCTCAGCGCTCAGGTCATAACGCTCGCCGGCCTCCACGCGGCTGGTCGAGGCATCCACCAGCATGAAGCCACCGCCGTTGTCGGCGGTCAGGCTCCGCTTGCGGCTTTTGGTGGCCAGGAAGCCGTGGCGAGCAGCCACACGCCGGGCCCGGGCCTCCAGCTTCTCGGGTGACGCGCTGTCCACGGGCTGAGCCATTTGTTGAAGGTGAGTCATGCGGCCCCCTGCGGTGGCGTGAAACGCTTGGCCAGCCATTCCAGTTGATTGGTCAGGCGCTCCAGCTCGGGGCCGTGACGACCCGCGTCACCCTCGGCAACGCGCAGCTCCAGGAAGCCCACCAGGGTTTCCACCAGCAGCGTGTAGCTGGCGCTGTCGATGTAGGCGCCAGCAGTCGGCGGGCCTCCGGCACCTTTGCGGCGAATGGGCGTGACCTTACTCATGGCCCACTCCCTGGCGATCAGCGCCAGCAAAGGCCCGGCAGACCTGGCCGTTGTTCACCGCATGCCAGTAGGTCAGATCGTCCAGCGATTCGACGAGGCAGGCCGTCACCATCGCCTCAGCACTACGCAAAACTACGCGCCCACACTCGGCATCGGCCTCGCTCAGAAACGGCCCCAGCAAGGCCCGTTCAGCCTTCGGATGGCTCACGTAAAACAGCTCGGTGGCTTTCTTCGGGCAAGCCGATCCCGTCAGCGCAGCGATGCGCTGTTGAAAACTGGTCATTTTTAACCCCTCAGTCTGGAGTCGCGGCGATGAACGCGGCGGTGGTTTCGGGTGTGCTCAATCAGCGCCGGGGAGACGTGCGGCCCGACGAATGCGGCCAGTTCCTCGGTTTTCAGCATCGAGGCAGGCACACAAGCGTACTGGCCGCCCGGCAATGCCCTGGGCTTTCTGCGCTTACGGGGGAGGTGCCTTTGCAACAGATCCAGGTCATCGGCCATTACCTCCTGCATGCGTTTACCCGTCTCGCTCAGCGGCAGTGGCTCGCCAGGCCGCACCTGCTCCCACGCATAACGGTCTGCCAGCATCTCGTTCACGCGGTACATCATCTTGTGGCACTGGTCACCTACCACCTGATCGGGAGCGAGGATCAAGTCCCAGAGCGAGAAGTTGTCGAGGTGGTGGCCAATCTCGTGATGCAAGATGAATGGATAAATCTCGCTGTCATCCAGCGCCGACCAGTCGATTTCCGGACGAGTAGCGCTGCGGAAACGGCCCGCATTGATGCTGGTAGCCAGCTTGATAGCAACCCGCTCGTCACACTGGGCTTGATCGCTCAATGCGTCACGAACGATCGGCTGCGCCCAGCAGCTGTATTCCCCCCAGCTGCCACCAAGCTCAGTGAAGGTGGCGATCGTCAAAGCCAGGCCGCTCTCCTTGGCCATCTCGGCGAAACCACGGTATTGCGTGCGGGTGATGCGCAGGGTGGTATCGGTCTTCACAGATCACCCCCTTGCTCAGCAATCATGCCGTCCAGCATTTCGGCCCAGGCCATGGCGGTGTGCTGCGCCATCACGGCAGTGACACGGGCGACGATGAGAGGAGTGGTGGGCGAGGCAATCACGGCAAGGGCCAGGCTCAACAGTACAAGGATGCCTTGCACATCGCGCAGGTCGTCTTGGGTGTCGTCAGCCATGTGGATGATGGAGGTCATACGATCACCTCATCATCCATTCCGGCGCGCTCGCCTACAACGCCATACGAGGCTCCCAGGTGGCGATGAGCCCAGCAGAAATTACGGCTGAAAATTCGGACCTGTTCCAGGTGCCGTGCAATGTCGCACATCGGCCCTTCCGTATGGCTCGAACACATGGGGTAGAGCAGTTCGTAAAGCTTGTTGAATTCATCCCTGGCAAAGTTCATCGAGCACATGGCGCGGGCGTCGAGCACCGCCTCAGACAGCACCTCGCCTTCAAGGGTCGCAACGCTTAGTAAGTGGTTCATTGGGCACCGCCTTGCGCTTCCAGGGCGCGTGCTTTTGCCATGGCGGCGTTGTAGCGCTTGAGGCGCGTAGAGAGACTGGAGTCAGCGTGAAGGGCTGCGATCGCCATTGCGCGGTGCGCAGCGGCACGAAGTCGAGACGGATTGAGGGCGTGTTGCATGTGTGTAGCTCCAACTTGAGATGTGGAGCTGCCACGAACCGTCGCCAAACGATTATGGGTGGCAGCCGTACGCAGGTTGGCGAACCGGGCAAGTTGGCACCCGGCAGACCCGAAGGTCTCCCACGTACGGCCACCATAAAGCAGCATTGCAAGCACAAAAAAAGCGCCAGCAATGGTCATGGGGCGCTTGTGCGCCAACTTGAAGTTCAGGTCGCCAAACCTGACCGCTGAATTTGCAGCGGCAGCCGGACGATACATGCGGGCGGGAGTGGATGCAACCCCCTGTTTCAGATTGGACAACGGCAGCGCTGGGCGGATGACGAGCGTCATTGGTGATCGCCCTCCAAGTCGAGCGGGAGCTTCAGTTGCTCACGCAAATGAGCCACATGCTGATACGCGCCTGGCTTGTCGTAGCGCCAGTGCGCCAAGCGACGGCCGCATTCGCTGACCTGCTGCTGGCGATCTTCCAGAGCCTGGCGGGCATACCCGTACCGTGCCTCGCGGAAAGCCATGATGAGGTCGGCTTTCAGACCAACCACGCGGTCACTGTTGCGGGACAGCGCCAGCAGGAAAAACGCTTGGTCCTCATTCAGTAGGGCGAAGCGCTCCGGCCTACCACCAGCAGTGCCGGCCAAGGGTTTCTCCGTTTGAAACGGAACAACCCCAAACTCTTCGAACTTGGCCAGGTAGCGCTCGATCAGTGCCATGGAGTTCTTGTGCTTGTTGTTCACCTGTTCGGCCAGCAGGCGACTATCCACGCGTGGCTCACCGTTGTACTGGGTCAGGGTAATGGGGGGCTTCTCGTTGGCAGGCTCTGCCGGTGGTAAGTTCGTCTTTTTCATGCGGCCACCCGCTGGCGCTGCTTCAAGGGCGAGCACAGCATCTCCAACACGGCGCTGGCGCGGCGGCGTTCGCCGGCAGGAAGGGTGTACCGGGTCACAGTGCAAGGCTCGCCCCAGTGATTCGGCACGCGCTCGAGCTGGCGCTGGAACTTCAGCCCATAGCCGTTGGCCAAGCTGCTGATGGTCGAGTGCAAGCAGTGGTCGCCCAGGCGCTCGGCCTCAAAGCGTTGCAAGCTGCCGTCATTCAGCATGTAGGCCAGTACCCGGGCGATCTTGCTCGGCGGCTTGCTGGTGGTAATATCGCCATCCGACTGGCTGCGTTTCTCTTCGGGGATCGTGGCCTTTTTCATTTAGGCCACCTCGCTTTCAGGGCTGGCGCCGAGGCTGATCGCTACAGCACGCCAAGTGACCCAGACACTGAGCACCAAAACTTTTAAGGGTACAGGAAGGGATAGAGCCGCTTTTTCTAGGCCAGCCGATCCCTGCTCTGCGCTCACGCAGAGTTGATTGGTCATCATGGGTTAAGCCTCCTGGCTACGCAGGAAAGACTCCACAGACTCAGGCTCCCAACGGACAGAGCGACCGAAACGGATAGGGGTGGGGAAGCCGGGGGTTTTGGACCAGCGCCACCAAGTGGAGCGGCTGACTTGGTACTTGGCGCATAGCTGAGCAGCGGTAGCGCGTGTGCCGGGGATCGGCAGGCGGGGTGCTTCGGTACAGCTATTTGCGGTTTGAGTCATGGATAGGTACCTCTAGCTTTAGACGTACCGAGGTTGCGGACATAGCCGAAGGCCCATGGTTTACTGAGTAAAAACCCAGTTGCACATTACTCCTTCCGGTACTACAGTCCGCCGCGAAGCCCGTCGAAATGCTTCGCCCTCGGGATTGTGTGCTGGCCTAGCTGGTATGCAAGAGACGTTTGCCGCGCCTCTTCCCGAAAGCCCTCCTACATTTGCCGTGTAGGGGGGCTTTTCTTTGCCCAGAGTTCAGCTTTGACCGTTTGCCCAAACGCTACCATTTTTCTATCTATACGATGGTAAGACGTTGCAGGTGCGTTCGCATATTAGCGTCAAGATTTAGGGGTAGCAACCGGGAAAATGCGAGATACCTGTGAATAAATTTTCCGCTGCCTCGTTTTGCATCTGGCGCAAGTAACTCTCGATGCTTCTCTCTATGTACCACCAAGTACCACTAAATCCCCCACGAGCACTCTGGAGCACTCTGGAGCACCCAAATCACACGAACGTTCACGGGTACCATCGTCAGCGTGACCATTCGTCAGAAAGCCTGAAACCCCCATTTTACTGGGCCCTGAGCAGGGTCTTTTGAGGGCCTCATGCGGGACTGCGTAGAAAATTCCGCCAGCCTGGCCAGATCCCAGTGGCGGTACGAAAACCGACTTCCTTGTTCCACTGGAAGATTGAAATCGACTCCGCGCCACAAAAACGTGAATTACGATTTCGTGGCGCGCACATTCTTTTCCCACATACAGAACAGCCCAGCCGGCAATTAACAACGCCGCGTATTACTCTACGTTGCTTATTTACGGTTATTCGCTGTTATTCCCTGTTATGCACTGTTTCTAGCTGTTTTCGGCAGGTATTTGGAAGTGGAAATGGCGGCAGGCCGCGTCAACCAGGGAATCGTAGACGGACTGAATCGAGTGGGCTCGCGCGGCCAGGAGACTACCCACCCAAGCGCTGTCTATGCCCTGGGCAGGCCGAAAGCTAAAAGGATGGTTTTGAAAGCGAGGGTCGTCAGTCTTTAGCGGCTAAATTAGGACCGCGGCCCCAGTAACTGAGGGGCCAGCCAAGAAGATCCTTACGACTTCGGCCCCGCTGCCTTCTTTTTTCGACGCGACATTGAAAGCACATTGCCGCCACCCTCCTTGACCTCTCCCAAGGCAACTGCCAATCCGTGCTCGAACAGGTCCATCGCCCGGCGCTTCTCTGGCAATGCGGCCTCTGGGTTGTTCCGGTAGTGCTTCGATACCACTCCCGTCTGGCCATGCGCCTGCAGAAGGTCCGACAGCCGATCATCGATTCCCCGCCTTTGCATTAGCTGGGTGCAAGTACGGCGCAGGTCCCTTGGCGAAAAGGACGGTACCCGCACTCCGTCAACCGCCGCGTGCTTGGAATCCATCCAGTCAGCGATTGCATGAGTCGGGCTACTGATAACGAATGGCTGCTTACCATGGGTTGTCCAAGGCCACTGATGGTCGCCGCTGATCTCACGCACGCGCAGCATGAGGGAAATGGCCCGATCCGAGAGGGGGACAAGATGCGGTCGACTCATGGTCTGCCCACCCCTGCCTTTCCGATGAACCAGCAGGACTGTACCTGCCTCTAGATCGTAGTCAGCCCAGGTGGTTTCGATGATGTTCTTGATGCGTTGGCCGCCAGTGGCGATAACGAACTTGAACAGCAGCGCCATCACGGGACCGACGCCCTCTGTACTCTCGATCGTTTGCCAAAAGTGCCTCAGTTCCGCATCCGACAGCGCTCGCTCGACCGGGGCCGAAACCTTCTCGACCCTCACCATCGCGGCCGGATTGATTTCCAGGCTGTACACCTTCGCATTGGCGCGCCCTACGACGCTCTCCACAGTTAAACCGTGATTGAAGGCAGCGACCAGGAACGAACGCATTCGGTCGGCCTGAACCTTGGAGCCACGTTCCCAGATCGGGTTGAGGATGCTCAAGATATGCTCTGACCGAACGTCCCGGGCCTTCATTTGCATGATCTCGGGATGAGGTGTCTCCAGGTTGGTCTTGAATAATCGCTCAAGCTCTTTTACGACGCCTGGAGTCGCTTTGGCGCGACGTGACTCGACGTAATCCAGAAACAGATCATGGAAGCTGCCACGGGCTGCGTCTATTTCGGCCAAGCGTATACGCTCTCGCCTGTCCGCCTCCGCCAATGCCTCCGCGTTCTCACGCTCGATTTCAGCCGCAGCCTTCTGAGCGGCAACGCAATCCAGATATTTGGCTAGGCCGCCCACAGCTGATGCCTCAGCCGAAATACGCATTGCCTCGGTACGGATGCTATCCAGGGTCTGCTCACCTGTGCCAACACGCGGCTTCTTGGAAAGTATCCCCAGAGCCAGTCGCTTGTCGCTGTCCGGTGTGCGCTCTCGGTAATAGGCCTGGATTGCGCCAGACGCTTTGCGCTCGAGCAGCAGGGTGCCCTTTCCACGGGAGCCCACCGGTTCCGACTGTCTCGTTTTGACCGCGTAGGCCTCCATTTCAGTCATGCGCGTGCGCTTAGCCAT